TATTGCGTCAATGGAAACCCAGTTGGAGAAGTCGATTACTTCGGTGATCATTTTTGGACAGAACAGTAAGAGTGATTTTGAGTTTGTGCAGAATCACTTGGCAAAGATCATGATTGCAAATGCATTGAGTGATAAACGCCGGGAGCCTGAGGGGATTCAGTTGGATTATTTGGCTGTGTTGATTGCTCGAATGGTAATTGATTTCTCTATTGATCCAGAGCTTGAGAATAACTTCACAGCTCAAGGACGGTTGTTTTATGCAGGGATTCGTTCTTGGCAGATGACTCAAAATTCATATCGTTTAACATGGAAGCAATACGAAAACATGATGATTATTGCATTAGAGACTTCAATCAAATGCGCCTCAGATGCAATTGAAAAGTATAGAAAAAATACTTACAAAGATTTAAAAGCATAGGGCTATCATTTAAATGATAACTAGTGTATAGTTTTTCTATACTGGTCGTATTACGGTTCATCCGAGACCAAGACTTTAAAACCTCGCATTGCGGGGTTTAATAATAATTAGGATTGTTAATTGATGGATTACCAAAAACCACTATCTTTTGATGAGTCCTTACAGTTCGATGTGGTGGTAAATGTTGAGGGTGAGAATTTTGCTGGGACATTGAAAATATCACCTAAAGAAACTACATTGCGCGTAATGGGTGAGAGGCCTTTTAGTCCTGAATTTGAAAATTCTGAAATTATTGAATGCACTTCATTTAGAAACTCATTTTTGTTAACTGATATTTCTTTGAAATATTTTAGAAATACTAATTTAAGTTTAAATATAACTGGACATTCAGGTGGATTCTCTGAAGTAGAGTTTAATATCGGTTTTATTATTAAATCTACAGCAGGTATTAATAAGAATACATTATTTAATGGTTTTCATATTGATGCTGATATGATAAAGAAGTGGACTGATGTAACAAATAAACAAGCATACTTATTATCAGCTGGTAATAATGCTTTAGATTTACCCATCGGTGACCTAAACTTGTTTGAAGCTCCATTGAATACTGATGGAAGTATTCGGATCTCTTATCAATTAAGTTTACATTCAAGTTTAGAATCGATTAGTTCTGGTATGAAGATTACACCATACCTAGATAGATTTTTTGAAGAGAATAAGAATATTGTTGAAGTATATAATGAAATAAAAAAATTATACAGTTTGATAAATTACTTTTGGGGTTGTGACTTTCATTTTAATCATATAAAGATTTCACTGCCTAACGCACTTGGGGTGAAAACTTCGGCTTTTTTTTCTACAAAAGAAATTAAAAGCGTTCTTAACTATCCACTTATACCTTTAGGCATAGATTTGAGAGCACAAATCGAGCATTACCAAGGTTTGCCACTTGATGCTTTCATTGCATTTTACAGTTTGCCAGGGAATGGATCAGATTTCTTCACAAAGTATATGCGCTATAAAAGACTAAATTCAGATGAAGATAAATTTCTGGGGTATTTTAGAATTTTAGAGAAATTAGTTCATGCTGAAGGTTTTTATGTTAATCAAGAAATATTAGAAAATTTATTGGTTAGATCTGAAAAATACCTAATAAATAAGTTTGGCTGTCGCAAGAAAGATATAAAAGGCTTCAGTGGTAGAATAATTAGCGCAAATGGAAGTAAATATAACACTGAAACCTGCATAGGTCGATTCATTGATACTATTCCAGAGGAATTAAAAAGTATATTGGAATTCACTAAGGATGATTTACGTATAATATGTAGACTTAGAAATAATATAACTCATGCTAATGATTATTTTATTGAGGATGAAGAATTACATTCATTTACTAAATTTATTCATCAACTATTAATATTTGCAATTTATAGTAAATTATTAAACTTACCTTTAGAATTATTATTACCAATAAGAACTACATTTAAAAATATTTCATCTAAATTGTAGTGTTATCGTATTTAAATAAAGCCCCTTTCGAGGGGTTTTTTAATGCCTAGAGGAAAGTGGGATGAACTTCTTTGAAATGATTTATCACTCTGGACCTGAAGATTTTAAGTGTGATTTCTATAAGAATAATAATGATGAATGCTGAATGATGCAACTCATGAGTTGGATAATCTAAAACTAGAAAATGATGTAAATGATTTCCTATTGAATATGTACCAAGAAGAAATAAATGCCCTGAATCAAATGAAAGATGAGTTCATAACTAATGGTCGAGCAAAATTTGATTGTTATGTTTCGCTTTGTGTTGCTGAAAGAACTTTAAAGGATGTGTGAAATGGATAGACAGGAAGCACTAAGCAATCTCAAGCGATATGAATCTGAGATCAGTAAATATCAAAGCTTATCTCGTGGTCTCATGACTCGTGATGAAATGATTGTCATTGATCGAAAGATTAGTCAGTTAAAAGAAAGAACTAAAGCAATTAGAAGTATGTTGAGTGATTGATATGACAGTTAAAACTACATCAAGAATCAATAGTGAATCTATTGAGGTCACACTTACACAACGTGAAATAGCTCAGTTAGCTCATGACAAGTTAATCAAAGAACGACCAGATTTAAAAGATAAGCCAAGTGTAACTCATATTATTATTGGTGATTTATTTTCGTTTATGTCTGGTGGGTCAGTGGTAGTTAAAGTGGATGTTCATCTATGACATGCCAAGGCTGTGAACAACGTCGAGAATGGATAAGGAAACAAAGTGAAAGAGCAAAAGATCGAATGCAGTTGTGCTTGCAGAGACTTACTGGTCAAGCTGATCGAGAAGAACAATCTAGTGATGCAACAAAGCAACAAGGTAATCGAACAGAACAATCAACTCATTCAGATCAACAACGAACAGGCAGCACAGATTAATCACTTGCTAGAGCATTTAGATTTGGAAGGTGAGGAGAGTTCTGGATATTTGGATGGGTGAGAATGATGAAGCTACAACGTCTACAAACCAAACTACAGACGATCAACCCTAAACCGAAGAATGAATTAAGAACTTCATGGCGTGATGGCAAATCATCTACTCAACGTGGCTATGGTTATAAGTGGCAACAGTATCGCTTGAAGTTTTTACAGTTGAATCCGCTTTGTATTTATTGCGAAAGGCAAGGATTGGTAACGGAAGCCACAGTTGTGGATCATATCAAGCCACACAAGGGCGACAAGCAGATGTTTTGGGATACTGCGAACCATCAAAGCTTATGTGCTTCTTGTCACAGCTCAGTGAAACAATCCGAGGAAAATCAATAGTTTAATGAAATTTGTTCTCATGTGGTGGGGGGAGGTAAAATCTTGAAATGTTTGAAAATTTCTAGACCGCCCACCATCTCATTTACAAAAAAAATTCTGTTTTCAAAAAAAGTTAATCAAAAAGTTAACTCAAAAGTTAAAGGTGAATTATGTCATTAACTGCAAAAATGAGAAAATTTGCTCAGGCTGTAGTTAGTGGTCTAAGCAATAAAGATTCTGCAATTACAGCAGGTTATGCAGAAAAAACAGCAGCACAAGCAGGTGCAAAACTTGCTAAAAACCCAGACATTATCAGCTATATCGAAAAGTTAAAGGCTGACAAAAAGTTAACTTCTGACACTCAAAAAGTTAAAGCTGAGAAAGAAAAAGTTAAAGCTGAAAACTTTGTTGAAGTTGTGAGTGTTGAACGCATAGAACCCGAAGTCGAACAAGCAAATGGTCAATTCGTTGGTCGGGATGATATTGCCATTGGTAGTATTGATGATCCACTTGAGTATTTAAAAACAATTTGGACAGATAAAACTGAAGATCCAGATTTAAGACTTAAAGCAGCTCAAGCCGCTATGCCATATGTGCATGGGAAAGTCGGTACTAAAGGTAAAAAAGAAACTCAAAAAGATGAAGCAAGAGATATTGCTGGCGGTGCAGGTAAGTTTGCAACAAGGGCAGCACGAAAACGATATAGCTGAAAAGATAAAGGTATTTTATGGAAAAGTTCGCAATAAATTTCTTTATTGTTGGTCAAGTTAATCAGTTTGCATATCGTGCATTAACGCAAGTCCCATCAATTGGGCAACGATGTGTATTTAAAGATAAACGCTATGAAGTTGTGATGGTTGAATGGTGTCTTGATGAAGATGCTACAAACTCATCGCGCCAAGCCAGAATTAACATTGAATTGAATCCAGTTTAATCAGTTTTGTCTGAATCCGTAGGCGATACGGTGGAATTCAAACAATGTCCAGTAGATGTTGGGATATCAGCGTAGCAAGGTTTTCGAATGTGCCATAAACATCGGTTTGAATTCTTTCCCAATGTGTAGGGTTCGCAACCTACCAGACAATTTTTGCCACCTTAGGGTGGTTTTTTATTTCAACTAGAGTTAAAAGCATGACCGCAAAACTCCCAGACTGGACAACTGCTTGCCCAGATTGGGAGAGCAAGATCATAAAAAGCCAGTCACTTATGCCTTGCAAGCCTCTGTTTCAAGATGAAGCAGATATGGCTTTAGAGGTTTTTAAAAGCTTGATTGTCACAGATGTAATGGGTCAGCCCACCATGGGTGAAATCACACGCCCTTGGGTATTTGAATTCGTCTCTGCAATCTTTGGTGCTTATAGCGAAGAGGATAGCCGTAGACTGATCACTGAGTTTTTTCTACTTATTCCTAAGAAGAACTCTAAATCAACGTTGGCAGCATTCATCATGCTTACTGCCTTGATTATGAATGATCGTCAGGCAGCAGAACTCATTATTTTGGCACCTACCAAAGAAGTTGCAGACAACAGCTTTGGACCTATTAAAGAGGCGATTAGTGCAGATCCTGAATTAAAAGCATTGCTTAATGTTTCTGAACACGAAAAAACGATTAAACACCGGGAAACGAATGCCACTTTAAAAGTTGTAGCAGCAGATTCTAATACGGTTGGTGGTAAAAAGGCTTCATGGATATTAATTGATGAACTTCATTTATTCCAAAAGAATGCTCGTGCCGCTTCAATGTTTCGTGAAGCGACGGGCGGTTTAGCAAGTCGTCCAGAAGGTTGCATCATTTATTTAACAACCCAAGCAAGTGAAGTGCCTTGCGGTGTATTTAAGCAAAAATTGGATTATGCACGCGATGTGAGGGATGGAATCAAGGAGAATAGAAAGTTTCTACCTTTGATTTATGAATTTCCTAAACAGATGATCGAGGACAATGAGCATCTTGATCCTGAAAACTTTCACATCCCTAATCCTAATTACGGTACCAGTGTAGATCCAGAACAGTTAAAGGATGACTTTGAGCAATCTAAAGATTCAGATGAAGAAAACTTTCGGGATTTTCTAGCCAAACGTTTGAATGTCGAAATCGGCATGAATCTTCGTGCTAATCGTTGGGCTGGCTCAGAATTTTGGTTACCACAATCTAAGCAATTCACACTCAATAAATTAATTGATCAATCAGATGTAATCACCATCGGCATAGATGGTGGTGGTTTGGATGACCTATTGGGATTTGCTGTCTTAGGCCGTCATGCAAAAAGCCGTAAATGGTGGCTATGGAATCATGCTTGGTGCAATACAACTGCATTCGATCGACGTAAAGAGAATGCGCCAAAGTATCAAGACTTTCAGCAAGAAAATAGTTTAACCATTGTTGAGCGAATTGGTGATGATATTGATCAACTGGCAGCAATCGCCAAGCAAGTTTTTGATTCAGGCAAGTTAAACAAAATCGGCCTTGATCCACTTGGTTTAGGTGGGCTCTTAGATGGACTGCTTAAAGTTGGTATTCCTGAAGAACAAATGATTGCAGTACCCCAAGGCTTTAAATTGATGGGTTATATCCTAACAACTGAGCGAAAACTGGCAGAACGCAATTTATATCACCAAGGTTCGCAGTTAATGACCTGGTGCGTAGGTAATGCTCGGGCAGTTGTCAAAGGTAATGGCATGATGATTTCCAAACAGGAATCAGGTGTCGGAAAGATTGATCCATTAATTGCGACATTTAATGCTGTGGCTTTGATGAGTATGAATCCTGAGCCTAAGAATTATGATATTGACGCTTATTTAGAGGACATCGTGATAGCATGAGCGATTTACAAGATACGGGGTTTTGGACTCGTTTCTGGTCACGATTGACTGGAAGAACTCAACTAAAAAAAGGTGATACTTCCTACCCATTTGACAGTTATTTATCTTCAGGTGGTGCGGTAGTTACACCAGAAACAGCATTAAAGCTTTCTGCAGTGTGGGCTTGTGTAAAGCTAAGAGCTGAAACTATCTCAACATTACCATTACAGCTTTATGATTCTGATAAAAAAATAGCAACTGATCATAGCCTCTATCGAATTTTGCACGATTCTCCGAATGCAGATATGTGTGCAAGCGAGTTTTGGCAGGTGCAAAGTGCGTGCTTGGACTTATGGGGCAATGCTTACAACTTAATTTCAAGGCGTTCAAATGGAGAAGTGATTGCGCTTGAACCCCTATTCCCAAGTGAAATGATTGTTAAGCGAAATAAAGTTGGCTCAATTGAATTTCATTACACTGAGAATGGGAAAACAGTTATTTATTCTGAAGACAAGATTCTTCATTTTAAAGGTTTTACGCTCGATGGTTTGATAGGGCTTTCAGCAATTCAGTTTTTTGCTCAGACCATCGGTATGCAGTTTGATGCCAATAATCAGGCACAAGATTGGTTTAAAAATGGGTTAAAGGTTGGTGGATTCTTAGAGACTGGTGAAAAGACTTTAACTAAAGAACAGCGCCAAAGCTTAAGAAATAGCTTGTCAGAATTCAGTAGACCTGAAAACGCTGGCAAATACATGGTACTTGAAGCCGATATGAAGGTAGCAAGTGCAAGTGCGATCCGCATTAATCCAGTAGATGCCCAACTCTTAGAAAGTCGCTATTTCGGTATTGAGGAAATCTGTCGAGCATTTGGTGTACCACCTCAGTTGATTGGCCACACAAGTAAAGCAAGTTCGTGGGCATCAAGTTTAGAGCAAACCAATCAGGGATTTTTAACTTATTCACTAAATCCATCATTGGTTCGCTATGAGCAGACAATTGCCAGAAAATTACTATTACCTCATGAAAAGTATAAGTACCGTCCGAAGTTTGCTGTAGATGGCTTATTACGTGCGAACAATGCTGCGAGGGCAGAGTTTTACGTGAAGATGACTCAAAACGGTCTTTACACTCGAAATGAAGTTCGAGAATTAGAAGATATGCCTAAAGCGAATGATCCAAGCGCAGATAAATTAATGGTGCAGATGCAGATGGTTCCTTTAGCAAGCGAACAAGGTGCAAATAATGAATAGAAAAAGTTTTAATTTAGAAATTAAAGCCGTCCAAGAGGACGGTTTTTTTTCGGGTTATGGTGCGGTTTTTGGGAATGTTGATTGGTACAACGATGTAATTCTACCAGGTGCATTTTCCAAAACTTTAGAAGAATGGGCATCAAAAAATAAGTTTCCGCCTGTGCTTTGGAATCACAACGATAGTGAGCCAATCGGTGTCTACACCAAGATTTATGAAGATGCAAAGGGCTTATATGTTGAGGGAAGATTGTTAATTGACGATGTTCCTAGAGCCAAATCTACTCATGCTTTGTTAAAAGCAGGCGCTATTGATGGTTTGAGCATTGGCTACATTACTAAGAAAGCAAACAAGCAAACCAATGGCATTAGAGAGCTAGTTGAGCTTGGTTTAGGTGAGATATCCATCGTAACAACCCCTGCAAATGAAGAAAGCCTTATTACTTCTGTTAAATCAAAATTAGAAGGTGGTGAACTGCCATCCTTACCTGAATTTGAAAAGTTCCTGAGAGAGTCAGGCTTTTCAAAATCGCAAGCCACTGCAATCGCTGGTAAGGGTTTGCGTCATCTTTTGAGCGAGTCTGAAGGTGAAATACAACAAGCGAAATCAATTTCAAGTGCATTAAATATTTTAAAAGGAGTCAGTAATGACTGATCTGAATTTAGAACAACTCGCTCAAGAGTTTAAAAAACAAGTTGATGAAGTCAAAGCAATTGCAGAAGAATTTAAAGGCAAACGTGAACATGGTGACAAGATTGCAGAGGGTGCAAAACAATCTGCAGATGAAGCAATCACTAAACTGAATGAAACCAAAGCTCAATTAGATGAGCTTGAACAAAAAATGGCGCGTCGTCCAAACGACACACCAGATGAAGTTAAATCATTGGGTCGTCAGTTTGTTGAAAGCGATCAATTTAAATCTCTTGCAGGTGCAGCTGGTCAACGTGGTAAAGCAAACCTAGAAGTTAAGGCAACAATTACCTCATTAACAACTGATGCAGGGGGATCTGCTGGTGATTTAGTTCAAACTACTCGCTTGCCGGGTATCATTGCACAACCAGATCGTAAACTAACTATTCGTGACTTGTTGATGCAGGGGCGAATGGATGGAAATGCGCTTGAATACGTGCGTGAAACAGGATTCACCAACAATGCAGATATGGTTGCTGAAACAGCTAAAAAACCTCAATCAGATATCAAATTTGATTTAGTCAGCACCACCGCAAAAGTAATCGCGCATTATATGAAGGCTTCTCGCCAGATTCTTGATGATGCATCTCAATTGCAATCTTATATTGATGGTCGCTTACGTTATGGCCTTGCATTCAAAGAAGAACAGCAAATTCTTAATGGTGATGGTACAGGCCAGAACCTTTTGGGGATTATTCCACAAGCAACAGCATATGTACGTCCTACAGGTGTTACGCCTTCATCTGAAACAATCATTGATACGTTGCGTTATGCAATGCTTCAAGCGGTTTTAGCTGAATATCCAGCAAGCGGCCATGTGCTTAATCCGATTGATTGGGCAAGCATTGAAACCCTGAAAGACTCAACAGGTCAATATATTATTGGCAATCCGCAAGGTGCCGCATCACCAACATTATGGCGTCTTCCTGTAGTCGAAACTCAAGCCATTACGGCTGGCAAGTTCTTGACAGGTGGTTTCTCAATGGGCGCTCAAATCTTTGACCGCTGGTTGTCTCGTGTCGAAGTGGCAACTGAAAACGAAGATGATTTCATTAAAAACTTGGTGACAATTCTTGCCGAAGAACGTTTGGCATTGGCAGTGTATCGCCCTGAAGCATTTATCTATGGTGACCTTAAACCTGTTACTGGTCCTTAAGTTTTGAACAGTGAGGGGGAAACCCCTCATTTCAGGAGAAGAATGTGAAATATTTAGTCAAGCGAGTTCATCTTGGTGATCGCATGTATCAAGAAGGTGAAGAGCGTGAAGCCAATCCTAATGATGTTCAACATCTTTTAAATAAAGGTGTGTTGGTTGAATTTCTTGATGAAAATAAAGAAACGAAGCAAGTTAAAACTAATCAACGTTTAACAAAGGTGAAACCCGAATGATTACACTTGAAAAAGCAAAGTTGCAGTGTCGTGTAGATCATGATGATGAAGATGAGCTTTTTCAAGAATGGATCTCTGAGGCAGAAGAAGAGATTGAAAAAGATCTTGATCGAAAAATTATTGTTTTGGAATCTGATAGGCAAGATGAAACCGATGTTGTTGATTGTAAAAAGCTAGACAATGCTCGCTTATTATATATCCAGTATAAATACAGTCGCAGTTTAGATGAAAAACCGCGTGCATATTGGGACACGTTAAGATCATTAAGAAATATAGGAGTTTAGTTTATGGACTTAGCTCCTGCATTACTCCACCGAGTAACCATCCAACACAAAATCACGCCCACTGATGAATATAACAATGAACTTGAGCCTATCTGGTCTGATTACAAAAAGCTTTGGTCTAAAGTTGAGTTTTTATCTGTAAAAGATACCTTAACTGCCAAAGCCGCTGGATCAGAAACCAATGCACGCTTAAAGATTCGCAAACGTACTGATATCACTACAGAAATGCGTGTGTTATGGAAAGATCAGACCTTTCAGATTGTTTCACCGCCAAAACCTGACAATGAAAACGCTGAAATTTATGTGACTTTTGAGCTTAAATTATTGGGGTAAATATGAATAATTCCATAGATTATGACCAATTCACAGGCATTTCAATTGGTGGAATTGAGCTTACTGAAGAAATGTTGAAGGGTACTTGGGTGCTTAACGCGGGTGAAAAGGTTGTGAATGTAAAACCTAATAGCGATTTGCAAGAGTATTTGGAGAAAGCATGTCAAACATCCAATTCGATATTCAAGGACTAGATCAACTCCAATCCAAACTAGAACGACTCAATAATCCGCGTAAAGTAAAATCAATGGTGCGAAAGGCATTAAGGCAAGCCGCGAATATTGTTCGAGATGCAGCGCGTAATAATGCCAAACTGATTGATGATCCCGAAACACGTGAGAAGATTTGGAAAAATATTTCTGTTCAAGGTGGCAAAACTAGAAATTTTAGTGATATTAAAATTAGAGTGGGTGTGAGGGGTGGTGCAGCAATGAATCAACATTCTGATGCAGCTGCTTTATCATCTTTATCAGGTGGTAATACAACTTACTGGCGTTATTTGGAGTTTGGCGCAGCAACAACACCAGCCGTACCATTCATGCGCCCAGCACTAGCGAACAACATCCAGCCAGTCACAGATAAGTTTGTTCAAATGATGAATGACGAAATCGACAAAGCTTTAGCGAGTCCTACATGAACATTTTACCAATCTTCAAAACACTACAAGCGTCACCTGATGTTGTTGCGCTGGTTAGCAATCGAATTTACGAAGATATTGCGCCTGATAAAACACCATTTCCATATGTGGTGTGGTCAACAATCGGAGGTGAGCCAAGTCATAACCTTGATTGTCCACCGCAGATCGATCACTTAACTTATCAACTCGTTGTTTTCGACACACAAGCAACTAGAGCCTCAAATATTCGAAAACAAATCAGTGCTGCCTTAGACCCACTTTGCACCATCACAAATTTACATCCGAATCATGTTGAACGTGTAGGCGATTTAAATGTTTTCGGTCGTGGCTTTGATGCAAATTGGTGGTTTGATCGATAAGCACTAAACACAAAGAATTTTTAACCTAGACCTCCTTCGGGAGGTTTTTATACATTAATTGTCAGACGGGCTCTAGAGATAGCTAAGAAAAAAGTATAAGGTTTGCGATAAAAGCTATCACATTGGCTTTGATGTGATTTGGATTTAGGTGAGGTAAGTTTTTTCAATGATCATTTACTAATTTATAAAAACTATGATATAAGCAAGATGCTAATAATTAATGTTTTTTTAAATCAATCTAATGAACTTTTCAATAATTTGGTGGAATACAAGTATTTCGCCACCTTTAAACCCAAATAGTGTAAAGCCGAAAAAAAACAAACCTTCTAAAGACGACAAAATTTATAATTGCATTAAAATTATAGATAAATTAATAGATGCAGATTATGATTTTATTTGCTTAGGTGAGGTAGCTGAGCAAGATGTGAGATGTTTCGAAAAGCATTTGCTAGCTTTACAATCAAATTACACTGTCATCAACGGTGCTATAAAATCAGGGAGACTTTATTTTGATACCTGTGTAATTTGTAAAAAAATTTACCAATATGAAAAAACGTTTAAATTTCGAGAAATTACTTACAACGATGGGGGGCAAAACGTAAGGGTTGGACAAAGATTCGAATTTAATTGTTTGATTACAAAGGCTGAAATAGTTTTATATATTTCACATTGGCCAGCAGAAAGAAATAGCGATTCACTAAATTATAATGCTATAGCTCAAGATCTCAGAAATACATTACAGCCGGATTTAGATGCTGATAAGTTGGTTATTTTACTTGGAGACTACAATATAGAGCCTAGCAATATAAGTATTGTTAAGTTTTTACAAACAACACGTGAAAAAAAACTTATACAGAAAAGGAAAGATTTTATATATAATCCTTTCTGGAAATATCTATCGGCATCCCAAGTGCAAAATTTATATGAGTTTGATCATCAGTGCACATATTTTTTTAAAGCACCTGGCAAATTTAACAATAATCATATAATTGATCATATTATGTTTTCTCGAAACTTCTTTAAAAAACCTTGGAAGTTTGATGATGACAATATTCAAATAATTGATTTAAATATAATTGTAGGTTTAAACGTTTCAGATCATATGGCGGTTAGCGCAACTATACCGAGGGAGTTATAAATGGATGAGTCAACCAAGAATCGATTATCAGCAGCTTTCAAAAGTGGTTTTGTGGCTTTTAAAGATAAAGAAAAAAATATTCAAGAAATATTTGAAGTTTTGAAAGACATTAAAGAAGTTGTGGAGTTTAGTTCTAAAGATAAAATTTCTGTTGTATGGGTAGATAGTCAAATTGATGTAATTAGCCAAGTGGCTATTGGATTAAAACTGGGTAAAAACCATCCTAATTATACAAGACTTCCAACGCAAGTTGTGTACTTTGTTTTAAAAGAAAACAAAGATAAAAAATTAGAATGGACAACTCTCGAAGTTTCATCAGAAGGCTTCCCATGCACAATTTATGTTGATGGCAATCGAGTAACAGCTTCTGGAAAAAATGAACTGATTGAGAATTTTGAAAGCCTACTTTCTTCTGCTTCAACTGCAGAAATCATTAACTCTTTGGAAAAAATTGCTGAATAACATTTATTTAATTAAAAACCCGCATTTGCGGGTTTTTTTATGCCTAAAAAGAGGAGATCTACTCATGGCGCAACAAAAGAAAGGCGTTTTATCAAGTGGTACAGCAGTGTGGATCGTCCACGGCACTGTGCCAACATTAACCAAGATGGGCTGTATTAAAGCCTTAGTACTAGGGGATGATAGTGCAACTGAAATTGATACCACTTGCCTAGAAGAATCAAGTACCAAAACTTCTGAATACGGCTTAAGCACACCGGGTGAAGGTTCAATTCAAATTGATACGGATCCGAAAAACTTATCACACATGACATTGCTTCAATTAGCTGCTGAAAAAGCCGAAGTTAAAGTTTATGTTGGCTGGTCAGATGGTATTGCTGAGCCAACATTGGTGACAGGCGAAATTGAATTGCCTGAAACTCGCACATGGTCGCATTTCACAGCAATCCTACGTAAAGGTTCGCCAGTGTTTGCTGTAGATGCAATGGTCAATCATACAATCCCTATGAAACGCCAAACCGAAGTAACTGAAGAATTTAAGGTGACTCCATAATGGCTAAACTCACATTAAAGGCTGCTCAGAAGGCCATTGGTATTGGTACTTTTGTTGAAAAAACAATTAAGTTTCGTGATGCTGAAGGCAAAGAGTTCTCAGGTGAAATCCTTGTTAAAATCCTATCCCATGATGAAGTTGTAGCGGCTACCGATGTTTGGGGCGTGAAAAACATTGGTGAATTAACTGCTGATCAGTACCGCAAAGCCTTACTTCATCAAGTCGTTTACGAAGATGAAAAAACTCAATTCTTCCCAAAAATTGGCGATACTGGCTCAGTTTCAACCGAAGTAATTGGCGCTATGTATGATGCAGCTGATGAGGTTGTGAATTTTTCGGGAAAGAACTGGATCTCGAACCAGACAGCGAGTTCTGGTGCGAACTCGTCTTCAACGGAATCGGCGGAAGAACAATAGCTGAAGCCAAAGCCAATATTTCAAATCCTGAGCTGATGCTGTGGAGATCCTATCGTAAAAAGTATGGATCTCTTTTTTTTGGTCGCAGATTAGAGCAATCTTTTGGCAACTGGATGGCGCATTACTCAAGATTTAAAGTGAAAGAAGGCACAAATATTGATGCATTTGATTTCATGCCACATGAAGAAGCACCATCGACAAGTTTTGAGCAAGAACGCATGAAAGCTATTGAGAAGAAATCTGCTTAGGTCGGTTTCTTTTTAACCCAATAATTAGTATCTTTGTCTAAATTTATAATTTAGGGTGGGGTATGAAAAAGATTATTTTATTAAGTATGTTTTTGGGACTATTTGGTTGTAGTAAAAAGGTTGAAGATACAAATACTGCATCAAGTGAATCCACTTTACCAAAGCCTATTAGCGAGCATGCTTACTCTACATATACTAAAGATCAATTTCCAAGACTGTATGAAAAATGGGGTGATGATTGGGTTGTAAAGATTTCTGAATTAGAAAAAAAGGCTGTCCATAAAATTGCTAATGAGCATAATAGTTGTGACTCTATCGAAATAGCAGCATTATCTGAAAATAAAAGTACACCCAAAAAAGAGGCTGTATTTTTTATTGATTGTGCCAATGGTGAAAGATTTTATGTGTCTCAAAATGACTTAGATAAAAATACGAAAATTAAGTCACAAACAGCAAAAGCTATTAGTCAATCAGAGGCATTTGATAAGTGCATTCAAATGGTTAAAGAAAACACAAAATATCCGTCATCTGTAAATTTTAAAATGTTAGATAGTAATGGGTTTACTGCCAAAACAACTGGAAATGTAGCAATAAACTTAGGGTTTGAAGCCAAAAATAGTTTTGGTGCAGAACTTCCTGCAAGAGCAAGATGTATTTTTACACCTGATGGTGTAAATGAAATCACTATCACTGAAGGTTAGCTAATCTTCAGAATTTAAAAGTTTAGCAATTTTTCACTCAACCACCGCAAGGTGGTTTTTTATTGCCTGAGGAAAACTATATGGCTACAAAACTGGGTTCTTTAACACTTGATTTGATATGCCGTACAGGTAATTTCACTCAGGGTATGCGCCAAGCTTCAACTAGTGCTGAACGTGAGATGGGAAGAATTGAGCGCAGTACAAACAATGCAGCAAATTCTATTAAAAATATGGCTGCAATAGCAGTTGGAGCTTTCTCAATTTCACAATTAACAAATTATGCAGACAGTTATACTGAAATTGTAAACAAATTAAAACTAGTGACTGCTGGTCAGTCAGAGCTAAATACAGCTATTGGTGATACTCATAAAATTGCACAAACCACAGCATCTGAATGGAGTGCGGTAAACGATGTATATTCTAAATATATGTCTAATGCTAAGACACTAAATTTAACTCAAAAAGAAGTCGCTAGGTTAACAGAAATTACTTCTAAAGCAGTTGCCATAAGTGGCTCAAATTCACAAGCTGCGGCTGGCGCACTCTTTCAATATGGACAGTCACTTGATGGGAATATTCTTAGAGCGGAAGAATACAACAGTCTTGTTGATGGTGCTGGCGGCCTTTTAAATGCTATGGCGAAAGGTCTTAACACCACTCGAGGTGGATTAAGACAAATGATGCTTGATGGCAAACTTACAGGTGAAGTGATTACAAAAGCATTAATGAAGGCTGGTGAGAGTGTTGATGATCTATATTCAAAAACTAACACAACAACTGCCGCCTCATTTAATTTAGTTAAAAATGAATCAATACGTATGGTTGGTGAGTTTGATGCAGCTACTGGTGCATCAACAAAATTTGTTCAAGGCATGAAATACTTGTCTGAGAATATGTCTAATGTCACTAATATTATGATGGTTGGTGGGGCATATATGCTTGGTTCTTATATACCAACTATTTATAAAAGTGTGGTTGCAACCAAGACAAAAATTGCCTCTATACTTGAAGAAATACAAGTAGAAAATGCTGCTATTGCTCAATCTCAACGTAAAGCTCAAGCTGAATTTAATGCAGCTCAAGCACAATCCACACGAGCTAGAGATGCTGTGCTAGCTGCTGAAATGCAAGTGGCGGCTAATAGATCAGTCTTAGCTTCTGAAATTCAAAGAATGCAGTCTACTTTGGCTGCTACAAATGTAGAGAAAGCGCAGGAAGCCCAAAGGCTAAGAAGTCAAATTACTGATATTGGAAGAACACAAGCAATAACTAGAATGGCTGAACTTCAAAAGCTTCAAGCAATTCAGGTTGCAGAGCTGGCTTCATTAGAATCTAGATTAGCGTCTACAACTATCGCTTCATCAGGCATATATGAGGCTGCTAGGAACAAACAGACAGCAGCAACTGCACGATTAACTGCTGCAACATCTGGTCTGAATACTGCAAATGCACTTACAACTCGGTCTTCAATTGGGTTGATGGGGGCATTAGGTGGTCCTGTTGGCTTAGGTATTATGGTTGCATCTATTGCAGCTGGATTCCTTTTAATGAGGGATACATCAAAAGAAGCACAGAGTGCCTTAGACGATCAAGGCCTAACAGTTGACGAGCTAAAAGTTAAATATAGTCAACTTAATGCAGAACAATTGAAGTTAAAAGCATTAGGTGCATCAGATGCAATTGAAGCTGAAAACGAAAAAATTAGAACATTATTTATCACTCTAGAAAGATACATAAGTGATTTAAATGGTCAAGGCAATACAGATCGAGCAAATGCCTTACAACAATATCTTGAAGACTTAAAGGTTGGTGGAGATAGAGCTAGAAATGCATTTGCTAGACTTGAAAAGCAAAGGGTAGTTAATCCTGAAGACATTGCATATGCTGCCAAGATGGGTGCCGCTGTAAAAAGTTCCACCAACGAGGTTGATAAACAAAACCAGATTCTTAGCATTGCATCAAACAAACATATTGATCATGCTAAAGCTGCTAAAACTGGGGCAGAGGGAGTTGCTCTTGTTGGCAAAGAAGCAATTGGTGCGGCCGCTAAGGTCAAGAATTTAGGAGAGGAAGTTCAAAAGTTTATTAATGATACTTTAAATTCTACCACTGATAACATAAGAAAATATCAGCTTATTTCTCAAGGGTATACCTCAGCTACAGCTGATATGATTTTAGCTGCTGAAAAGGCTGAAGGAGTAAATGGTACAGGTGGGCCTTTATCAGTACTTTCAAGTTCAGTTTTAGCTACTCAGATTTTATCTCAGAAAAAACTTACCGATCTAGTTGATGAGAGAACAGAGGCAGAGAAAAAAGTAAATGATGAACTTAAAAAGCGTAAAGAATTACTTGAAAAAACCATCAATTCCAAAACAATTGACTTAGTAATTGGTAAGGGTGAAGGTGGATATAATTCAGTAAATCTTGGACAGAAATATGCTTATAAATCAGGCACTCGAAATTTAACAGATATGACTGTAAGTCAAGTTCTAGCGGCTCAAAATAAAAAGGAATTTAACACTGCAGGCAAGTATCAACTCTTATCTTCTACACTGAAAGGTGCTGTAGATGCAGGAATAGTTTCAACTGCTGAGAAATTCAATCGTGAAGTTCAAGAAAGAATCCTTCAACAGTACCTTCTTACTGCTAAAAAAGATCGAGGAGCTATAGAGGATTATATCCGAGGTAAGAATGATAATATTATTGCAGCCAATATTGATGCAGCTAAAGAGTTTGCTTCAATTGCTAGCCCAGTAACAGGCAGGTCCCACTATGATGGAAAAGCAAATAACAAGGCTCGAATAAGCGTCAAAGAGGCTCAAAACGCGTTAAAGGCTAGTCGTGAGCTTTATACACAAGCCATTGCTTCGGGTAAATCAGCTGAGGAGGCATGGAAGGCTGCATTTAGTGGGTCTATTTCTTTTGTTGAAGGTTCTGACGCGCAAAAGGGTTTAGAGCAACTAGCTACTTATAAAGAAAAACTTGCTGAAGATAGAACGGCTTTAATTGAGCATTATAATTTATGGCAAAAACTTGAAAATGATAACGCTAAACAGGTTAAAGATATTCAAGAAAAGTTTGCCAACGATCCAGCAGTAAGGGATCGCCTATTAGCATTGCAATCTAAAGCCTATCAGGAAGATGTAGAAAACTACATTAAAGCTGGTGATGATCGAGTAAAAGTTGATTATCAAGCAACACAAGAGATTATTGCTGCTCGTCAAGCTGCATTCGACAACATCAATAATCCAATTTACTCCATGAGAGATAAAGGTGTTGAGGCACAAGCCCAAGCATCCATGACTCCAGTTCAGTATCAATCTTGGCAACTGAATAAAGAACAACAGGATGGTTATGCAGGCCTTGGTAGTGACTTGATAGATTCTGTTAATGCTATCAATGAAAGCCAAATCCTTTCTGAGCAAGAAAAGTATGATCAGCTTAAAAGTGCACATGAAGACTATGTGAATTCAAAGGCTTCATTAGATCTTTTGTATGACAAGCAAACTAAAGATTTAGCACGCAGTCAGACAGTCGATCAGCTAAACATGTGGGGAGGTATTCTTTCAACCGCTCAGAATACTTTTTCACAATTGGCTCAGTCAGCTAAAGATGGGCTTGGTGAGCAATCGACAACATATCGAACAATGTTTGCAATGCAACAGGCATTTTCTATTGCATCATCAATGGTTGCAGCTTGGACTGCATATACTCAGGCATTTGCTGATCCAAGTAAAATGACCACTGAAATGAAGCTTGCAGGCGGTATGCAGGTAATGGCCGCCTTAATGCCAGCAATCACAACTATTGGTTCTATCGGAATTACAGGTATGGCTCATGACGGTATAGACAATATTCCACGTGAGGGTACTTGGTTGCTTGATGGTGGTGAACGTGTGTTGAATCCAAATCAAAATAAGGATCTGACACGCTATCTAAATGAAGCGAGATCGAATCAAAATTCTCAACCATCTCAAGTGAATGTGAATCCAAACATCATTATTACCGATGATCGTAAGTCAATCAGTGAATTTATGGCTAGTCGGGAAGGTGAGCAGATCATTTTGAAAACTTTAAAACGTAATGGTTACGCCCGATAAGCCTCATTAGAGGCTTTAATTTTCTTTGAGACTGGCAAAAATATGAAGTATACTTTTGGAAAATTCATAAAAACATTTTGGGTTTCCTTAATGATTGCTCCTTTACCAGCTACAAAACTTAATGAAGTTATTGAGTATTTCGGGGCTCCTGGAATTAAAGACTTAAATCCTTTTAGCCTTACAGGAAAGAAAAAAACAGAACTTAAGAAGTCTATGATGGCTTTAATTCCAAATGATCCTGTAGATGCACATACTGGACTTGGTATAATTTATGCTTATGAAAATCAATATGAACTTTCCATTAATGAATTCAAAACCGCTTTTATAAAATCTAAAGGTGGGTTTTATGAAAGTTTACATTTCGCAAATTATCTATTTATATTTGGTCATTATAAAGAGGCGATTAACTTATATTTATCAGTAGAAAACAACTCTAATGAAGAAGTTTTTCTTGAAATTACTAATCGACTTATTTCCTACTGTTTTAAAGATGAAATAAATACATTGTTTGAAAAATCAATTTTTTCAAAAAAAAGGCTTTGTTGCATAAACCTACCTCTTAAGGCTTACTCAGCAATATAATTCTCAGATGAATAAGCCTACACCTAAAATTTATCGTACAACAAATTGGTCATCCTACAATCGTGCTTTGATCAATCGTGGTAATTTAACAATTTGGTTTGATACAAAAACCCAATGGTACGCTCCTCCCAAAGGCAAACATGGTCGAAATCAAACTTATTCCGACACAGCCATTCAATGCTGTTTAATG